GGCATTGGCAAATTTGGCCTAGGAGGGTTACCTAATGATACATCAGCAGGTTTTCCTATCCAAAAGTCAAAGAAGCATTGTCTCGAGAGAGATCCCTTTGATGAGTCGTTGGTCCAAATTCCAAGAAAATTCAATGACAAGTTTGACATTCAGTCTGAGATTGACAAGACTTTTGACAATTGGTCGCAAGGCCTACGTTCGGAGTCTATTTACAAAGCAAGTAGTAAAGTGAACGAGCTTTTACCAACAAATAAAGCTAAGGATAAAGTCCGAAAGTTTTATGGTAGTTCATTTGCCAACTTTATTGCCTCAAGATGTGTGTTGGCAGGTATCCCTCAAATTATGAAGAAGCACTGGCAGATTTCTGAATGTCTTGTTGGTATTAACCCATTGTCTAAGGAGTGGTCTGATTTCCACACCTATTTGACTGAGTATAGTACAACCAACATGATTGCAGGAGATTTTTCAGGTTTCGACACAAGAATGGCCGCCCAGATTACTAGCGCAGCCGCCAAAATTATGGTTAGCTGGTATGAAGCTGCTGGATGCTCTGATGAGGATTTGGTTCTAGTGCGGGGGGCACTATCTGACATCGTCCACCCAAATATTCTATTTGATGGTGATCTTTATCGCTTTGCGAATGGCAATCCCTCGGGAAATTTGATCACTGTGCAATTAAATAGTATTTGCAATTCAATTATGATGCGCTATGTATATTATGCACAAATGCCAAACATTAAAGAGAAGTTTGCGGACAACGTTAGACTTGGAACATATGGAGATGATAACGCAATGTCGGTGAAGAAGCATTGCTCCTGGTACACTCATACCTCGTGCCAGAAGGAGTTTGAGAAATTGGATATTGGATACACAATGGCAGATAAAGATGCAGAATCTCTCCCTTACATAGGGATCGAGGCTATCTCTTTCCTTAAGAGGAAATTTGAGATGCATCCGGATCTGAATAAAATTGTGGCCCCAATTGAAGAGGACTCGATTCTCAAGCGCTTTCACTGGGTGAAGAAGCCTACTGAATCCCCTTTGTCCTTTGGGGAGCAGTTTGGTGCCTACACCGATGGTGCTATGCGTGATTACTATCTTTATGGTAGAGAAGCATACAACGACTTTCTCGCTAAGTTGAAGGATATTGTTTCTCAAAATGAAGAATTGCGTGGTGTAGTTTCTTTCATTCCGTATGATGAAATGACACTTACGCTGAAGCCTGATTATTCTGATGATTATGTAAATAAGAACGAAAAATTGTTTGCAGAGTCAACAGGTGTATCAGAGGAAGAATTTGCTCCAAGCGTGGAGGATTCTTCGGAGTCAGATTAATTTCTGACTCTCTTCATTAAACCAATTTTGATAGGTCTTTTTACTCCAGTTGTAGACCTTAACCTACGGGAAACACATGGGAGGCATTGTATTGATTTACGGCAATTTTCAGATCCGCCATCTGAAGTTGAACGCTTGCAATGCAGCATTTTTGGGCGAATAGGTGTGATGGATTAACCAGCCATTTGCATCTCCTAAAAATCAGCGGTTACCAATTTTGAAAAGAATTTTTATCGGACTTACATGGTCCTTAAACATACAATGACGGGTGTTTGTTCATTCGTCTTATTTTTGCATGCATGCGCATACATGTTGCAACGAGCTTTTTCTGTTGAGGAATTATTGAGCAAGTTTGCAGCAGTGAGATGCGGTGCTAAATCAATTTCGGGATACTCCCGTCAGGCTTATATTGATAGGTTGACTTGGATGCGCGAACTTTTAAAGTTTGATCCAACTCCTATCTCACGTAGGGCTTTCGAGAGGATTTCCTATGCTCTAGAAACTCTGAAGTTGGATGATTCCAATGGAAAGATTCGAAAGCAGCCCTACTGCGTTGTCCTCACAGGATACCCAGGTTCGGGCAAATCTACCTTTGCGCTCCAGCTTGCTGTTGAGTGCATGAAGAGACGTTACGGCGAAGCCTCACCTGGGGATATCGTCACTCTGAATGAAACTGATGAATTTCAGTCTGAATTTAGGACGTCGCACAAAGTTGTTATCTTTGATGACCTAGGGGCTGAAAGCCAGCGTCCTGGTACAGTAAACCCCTGGAGAAAAGTGATCGATTTTGTCAACAATGTGAGGAAGACAGCTCTGAATCCTAACGTGGACATGAAAGGAAACGTTTATATCGAGCCAGATCTTGTAATAATCACAACAAATTTACACAGATGTTTAGGTGTTACTAACTGGATGAAAG